AACTCCATCTTCTATGTCAGCACTCGTTAGAGGAACTGCTGTAGGTTTATTTCCTATGTAGCCCATTGATTATCCTATGTTATTTCCATTATGGAAAGTGTGCCTGAAACCTTATCTGCTACTGAACAGTCAATTCTTAAAATATCAGTTGCTTCCATAACTACTTTCCCCCCAGATAATAGTTCCAAAGAACTTCCGCTAGGAATGGTTACATCTTTAATTAAAAAAGCTGTTCCGTTGGCAACATTATTTGTGCCACCTCTGTTTGCTGTATCACTAACCAATTCTACCTCTACTGTGACAGAAGATGAATGAATGTTGGAAAGAACTAAACCAAGAATAACTGTTGTTGTGCTTGATGCTACTGTGTACATAACATACGGAGTGCCACTCGAATTTGGTTCTGCCGCAAATGTAACGCATTTAAAAGTATTAGCCATATTTTTTCCTTTTCTAGCCTAATGCAATCGCTAAAGCTGTTGCCTGTGGATCGCTTTCCACAGCAGTTACTTCTACTGTTGTTAAGTTAGCATCATTAGTAGATGTATTTATGTAAAATGGCAAATTAATCCAAGCAGCACCATCATAAATTTTCGGTTGCCAAGCTGTCGCAGTTGTAGAATCAATCCAAATTTGTCCAGCATAAACTGTTGATGGTGCTGAAGTTCCAACATTGGTTGAAGCCAATGCTTGTAAAGCAAGATTCAAATCTGATCGTGTATCTGGAAAAGATTGATTTGCTATTACAAAATCGTGTTGCGACATATTTTATCCCTATGTAATTACTTGACCAGCGCCCTCTGCCAACCAATCAAAAGTTTTATCCACTCCTGATCCACTACTATTCTTAAACTGAATAGAAAAGCCAGAAACAGATTTACTTGTTATACTATAAAAATCGCCCGTTGCAAGTCCTTGTGCTGAAATTCCTATTGCTGGGGAAGTTTTAAATGCGTGTGTAAAAGTTATTGCCTTTACTCCTGTTGTACTAGAAACATCACTATCAAATTCTCGTCTTATTGGCACACTCGCTGTAACACTTAAAGCTGAAATCATTGATCGTGCCGTTCCTGTGCTTGTAAATAAAACTTTAAATTTTAAATATCGTGCCTCGTATTCGCCAACAACAAAAGTTGAATAACTTGAATAGGTAACATTGTCATCAGAGGTTGCCACTTGTAACTGTGTAGTGCAATTAGAGGTTGATACCCCATCAAATGGCGCAGAGGCATCATCAAAATTTCCACTTCTATTATCAAAAAAATCAGCAACATCTTGAATGGTTTGGGTAATGTTAGCGGCAACTTGTGCCTTATATTTTGCCCCTAGATCAATGGAATTATTAAATAAGTAACTTCCAGATGTTGGCACAGTTGTATCAGAAGCACCCAAAGTACCACTAGCAGTTAAAGCTAAATAGACAGTTCCATCTATCGTTGTTGCAGATACACTTGATTTTATTCCAGAAAATCCTGTATGCTCATTAATTGTGGAAACAGAGCTATAATTAACACTAGCAATATTTGTTGTAATGATTGTTTCATTGTTTGATTCATTCCCCAGCTTATCCCTCGCCTTAATGAGATAAGAGCCTGTCTTTAATGGGAAAACAGCAGTTGTTGCTGGTCTAGCAATTCTGTCGGCAAGTTCAATGGAGTTTTGCCAAGTTGCCCCACTTGTTGCTGTGGAATAGCGAATGATGTAATAATCCAAATCCAAGTCAGATATGGCAGTCCAAGTTAAATGTGCTTCATCATTAATAATATTAATGGCAAAATTTGTTACATCACTAGGTGGAGCTACCGATCCAACAATCGTTCTATTGGCAGAGGTATAAGCAGAACTTACACCTAGAGAATTGATCGCTTTTACTCGTACATTATAAATTTTAGCATCTATAACATTAAGCATTTCATAATTTAGCTGTGTTGCTTTTGATATAATTTTGTAATCTGATTCCGTACTTAATTTGGCTTCAACTTGATAATATTGAACGAATTTATCCGTACTTGCAGAAACCAAAATATTTAATCTAGTGATAACAGTTCCATCATTATATTCTATGAGTTCATCTGTTAATATTACACTTGCTGGCGCTGTAACAGAAAAAGGATTTGGTAATGTTGTAGTTGGAATAGTAGCGGCAACAACTTGCGTTCCAAAAGAATAATATGAATCTTGGTGTTCTGATAAAGTTAAACTTACTGACATATCGGCATTTAAAACCAACCCTTGTACCCTAAATGCTTTCGCACTAAAGCTGGGAGTTGCGTGAGTTACATTCACAATATCGCCTATGGCTAATTCCATTGCGTTTCCATCTGCCTTTACAACAACATCTAAACTCGACCTTGATCTTCGCAGAATAATTTCTGCCATCTCTCTTGCTTGATAAGGATTAGTCAATGTAGGAAAATCAAATCTTCCCTCTAATAGCAAACCACCATCTGCAGTTTTCATTGTTGCATGTTGATCTGCACTAGTTTCGGCTGAATCATCAACGGGTGGAAATTGTACTTCATCTGATTGATAATTTTTATCTGGATTAATAAAATTGACTAGAACTCTATTATATCGTGAATTTTTATTTTTACTCGCAACTGTTATTCCACCAATGATGTTATCCTCTGTCAATGTTATGGAAGCTGATCCTGTCGTTTCAACAAGAATTTTATAATTTCCATAAGTGAAGTTCAGTATACCTCTACAACCTTTTATAATTTCCTTAACATTGTCTATTGCTTTGCGTGAAGTATCTATAACTGCGTGGCTGTCCATTAAATCAATTTCATCTGCACCAGAATAGGGTGTAATATTAACATCACAAACATCACCAGCAGTTTGCCAATCGGCAAAATTAGAATCAAAATAACTGTTGGCTATACCCATTCCAAAACGAGTATTGCGTAAATAATCCAATAGTTGATAAACAGGATTGTCGGAATATTCCCAAGTTGTAGTTGTATCAACCCTATGAGAGCCACTTCCCCCTGTGATTGAGCCATCTAGATTTGGATTGTATATTTTTTTTCCTTTAACTATCGCGTGAATAGTTGGAATACTTCCAAATGTGTCTTGATTCCAAGTAAACTTAAATGCCAAATAAGCCAAACCCCTTAATCTGTGATTGGAAGTCCAGCTTGTTAATCCACCAACTGTTGTGTCATAAGTTTGTGAATCTAATCCATAGTGAGGAATAACTGTAATTAAACTTGTGCTATCTTTGTAATAATTGGAATCACCTGTGTTAACTGTTCTGCTTGTGCCATCAGATAAATCACCACTCCAAGTAACAGCATTATCATTAACATATATAGTTGAAACATCATCTATTTCCCCTTCGCTTAAAACCATTATTAAATAAAGAAACTCATTATCAGCACCTGAAGTTTCCATAAAAACGATATTTCCACCTACTTTTCTTGTTCCATAAATAATCGGTATCGAGGCATTGGCAGAAACTTTATTCAGTAAAACACCCTTCGCTGTTTGGTCAGGCATATTATCGCCAAAGTCTGGAATTTCAGGCATTGGAATAATCCAACTAATAACATCTTCAATGATATCAACAATGATATCAACGACATCCATTACAATATCAATTACATCTTCAAAAGGATTCCAACCACCCATTACCTTAATCTCCAATTAGCACCCATATTTTCAAAACCTAGTTTTTCAAAAAGTTTATCGGCATTTAGTTTTGAAGTTATGGATAATAAAATATCATTATTATCTGCAACATCTTTTATCATATCCATTAGTTGTTTCATTAATTGATAATTTCTGTATTTTTTTACAATATAAATTAATTGAATAATTATTGCCTGTTGTTTGCTAAACCAATATTCAGATTTATTAAACATACATACACCAATCAATTTATTATCATCATCTAAATTTTTTACGCAAATTACTTTTCCTTTTTTAAGTAATGTTAAAATAAAATTATTTAATTTATCATTATCCACATCTGGAAAATTACATCTATCCAAATCTTTT